CGCGCATCAGCCCACACCTTGCCGTTGTCCTTGTACGTCGTTACGCCAAGCGTGCCCATGTAGACCTTGTTTTCCAGCGTGCGCGGAGTCACGCCAAGCACTGCGGCGAGTTCTTCGCGGCCAAGGCGCGGGCCGTAAGTCTCGAACAGGTATGCGGTCAGCATCAGGCTCATGGTCAGAAACTCGGGTTGCCGCTGTCGGCCACCGGCTCAGCCTGCTCCAGCAAATCGCAATACGCCTCAAGCGCACGGGTGTAGCCGACATAGCTCGCGTAGTCGTGCTGTTTTGGACGTAACGACACCGGCTCGGCCTGCTCTTTGTGAGCCGCGAGCGCCCGCCGTAGATCGGCCATCAGCGCTGCGGTCGAGCGCCCCGCAGGAGAGCGCTGCCACGCCGGAGAGTCCCAGCGGACCAAGACTGCCTGCGCTGCTTTTTCAAGGTCAGTCATCGCACAGCCCTCCCACTTTCGACCGTGCCGTCGCCGTAGCCGTAGCCGTAGCCGTAGCCGTCGCCGTAGCCGTAGCCGTAGCCGTAGCCGTAGCCGTCGCCGTAGCCGTAGCCGTAGCCGTCGCCGTAGCCGTCGCCGTAGTTGTAGCCGTAGCCGTCGCCGTAGCCGTCGCCGTAGTTGTAGCCGTAGCCGTCGCCGTAGCCGTAGCCGTAGCCGTAGCCGTCGCCGTAGCCGTAGCCGTAGCCGTCGCCGTAGCCGTCGCCGACGGGCCTAAACATCAAGACCCCATTTGTCATTGACCGGGACGCAAAAGATTTCCGCCCCTTCCGGCATATCGACGTCCGCGATAGGACGCAAGTCAGCTTTTTCGGTCTCCACCATTTTTGCAAAACCGATGTTTTCCCATTTGAAAACGTGGACTGCTCGGCTAATGCGGATTCGCCCGTTGTTGCGCGTGACATCGCCAGCAAAGACCCAGCCTCGATCAACAACGACAACCGCACGAGTGCCGATAGCGGGCTTTTTTACGGGAGCGTATTCAACGCCGTTGACAGTAATGATTTCGTTCATTTTGCTTCTCCTTGGTTGTCGTCCGATTCGATGTACTGCACCACCACCGGCTCTACTTCTTCCGTGACCGACTCAACCGCCGGCTCGGCCTGCTTGGGCGCTTCACTGCATTTGGGGCAATTGCAAAACTGCCGATACCACGGTGGCACCGGCTCGGCCTGCTTCCTCTTGCAATAACCGCGACAGTCACACGACTCATGCCCGCACGCCCCCGGCTCGGCCTGCTGCTTCTCCAACAGCTCACGCTGACCGACGTCATAGCCGGTCATGTATCCAACCCGAAACGATTTAGGGGGCGCAGACACCCGCTCGGCCTGCTGGGGTGCGGTGTAGAGCGGTGTTGATTTGTTAAAATGCGGATGCGCTTGCTCAACAAACCGCTGGTCAGTAAATGTCAAATGTCGGCTGCCTTGCCACTCATACATCCACGCCACCGGCTCGGCCTGCACCGGCTCGGCCTGCTTGGCGGGGTGCCAGTACATCGGGCGAATATCTGAGAAAAGTTGCCGGTGCCTCTCCGAAGGCTCGCCAATCATTACCCGCGACTCCATGCCATAGCCGCTCAAATGCCACGCATCGGGCACTGGCTTGTCGTCAATCACCGGCTCGGCCTTTTTTGCAGACGCCACGACATCAGCCCGGACGAGGGCGGCAAAGCGTTCAAGCGCCGCCAAAGCGGAGTAACCGCTAGTGTCCACACCGGGGCCGTGCGGATGCACGACGGAGGCAGGCCACCCCGCCTCTCGCGCCATGCGGAGAATGTCGTTGTGAGCCAGCACCACCGGCTCGGCCTGCTCCAGCGAATCGCAATACGCCTCAAGCGCCCGCGTGTAGCCGACATAGCTCGCGTAGTCGTGCTGTTTTGGACGTAACGACGCCGGCTTGGCCTGCCGCGCTGCTTTCTCAAGATTGCTCATCTGTCGCCCGATCAAAAGGGTATATCGGAGTCCATGTCGTCGAAACCGCCGCTTGCTGGCGCGGGTTTCGGCGCGGCCTTCTGCGCCGGCTTTGCCGCTGCGGGCGCGTTCTTAGGCTTGACGGACAGCGAGTAAAACGAGCCGCTGCCGTCGGTGCGCTGCTTCAGCCAGCCATCAAGCCAAAACTCGACGCCATCGACGTTGATCTGGCCGCGAATGTCTGGATGCGTGTCCAACTCTTTGCGCGTGTTTTTGCTGATGATTCCCTTGTTGGTGTTGTCGTACTGGCTCATGCTGCTTCCCTTTCTGTGAGTTGTTGAAACATCTGCTCGACCTCTTCCAAAAACTTCCGCGCCGCGTCTTCCACCGCCTCGATCTCGGCCCGCTCCGGCACCCACTCCGCGATAAATAGCCGTTTCCGCTCGTCCTTGATGCGCGGGTCGAAGCTGACAAACACCGCCCTAGTGCGCCCGGTACACGCCAACTGGGCCAATATCTGCGGACGGTGCTGCTCGGGCACGCCACCGGCCAAAATCCAGCCAATGTGTGTCGTCGTCTGCGGGCACTTGAATTCGATGACACCTTGCGGAATCAGCCCGTCTGGCGTTGCGCCAAAGTCGGCGATCTGCGGGTGGTCGTAGAAGCCGCACGGCAGGATCATCTGGCCCGATGCAAGCTCATAAGCCGCCTTCGCTGCCGGCTCCTGCTCCAGCCCCCACTGCATGAAGCTATTGACGAAGTGCGGCACGGCATCGCCCGTAAGCCGCTCGGCTAGCAGCTCCACCTTCAGCGCCTTGCGTTTGGCGCTGTCCGCGCCTTTCGCGGTGATATCCATCGCATCGGCCATGCGCGACGCGGTGAGCTTCCCGCAGCGTTGCGACAACCAGGCGGCCTTCTCGGCGTCATTCATATGCGCCCTCCGTTTTGGCGATTGCTGCGCGGGCAGCGTCTCCGAACTTGCCCCTCATCCAAGCCTGCGCGGAGCGGGCCACCACCGGGCTTATCGGGGCGTTGTCTACCTCGCAATCCAGCGCCGCTAACGCGAGCTTTAGCGCCTCCAGCAGATCGGGCGCGGCGGCGATCAGGCGGGCGTTTTCCGTTGTTTCGTCCGCGTTGATACGCAAACCCTCTGGCACTAGCTCACTTCCTTTGTCGGCAGAAATGCGGCCAACGATGCGAGCGCCACTCGCAAAGATCAAAATCGTTTCTGGATCGCTTGTTGAGCGCCTATCTTTCCACGGCCCCGGTGTGTGTGCGCTCATGCCGCCACCTTCGGAAACGCGGGCACTTCCGGCATGTGCTGCGCTGCCGCCACCGCTTTTAGCTCGGCCTGGTGCTTGGCCCACACCGCCGCTTTGGTGTCGCTTGTCGGAATCTTCTTGAAGCGCTCCTGCAGCGTGTTCAGACCGCCCATGGCCGCTTCGCGCAGGCTATCCAGCACCAACGCCCATTCGGTGTCGTTGATCGCAACTGGCGGCTTGTTCGGCGCAACTTCTGGCGTGTGAGCATCCGCGTCGTTGTCGCCTTCGGTCGGGATGCAAAACGCCTGCATGGCAGCATATTTATACGCAGCGCTCATCGCCTTGTTAGTCGCCTTGTCCGCGCTGTCCATCGCTTCGCCGTATGTCTTAACGGTGTGCTTGCTGCCGTCATCTGCCGACACAAAGTCAAATTCGACCTCAACGGTGACGTAAAAGAGCGGCGATCCTTTTGCCGTCTGGCGCTCGATGCACTCTCTGGCAAGCACTCGCGGCAAGACGACAAGCCCGTTGGCGGCAAGCACCTTGCCCAAGGCGTTATAAACGTCGTCAATCCCTCGAAACGAATAGCCTTGCGCCTGATTCCTTCTGGCCTTGGCAATGCCGTCTTGCGCCATCGTTGCGGCAACCGCCGCGATTGCTTTGTAGACCTTCATGACATCACTCCCCACAAAATGACGACGAAGCAAGCCAGCGCCGCCCACATTGCCGCGCCGAGCAGCGCAGCGCTTGCGATGCCGGTGAAGGCGCGAAACTCGTCGCGGTCGTCGATGCTCGCGTACAGGTCTGACCAGTTTTGGTCATGGCGGCGCACGCCGTCCATGCGGTAGCCGCCGTAAGGATTGGTCAGGAAGGGAGCGCGTTTCATGCGGCCTCCCAATCGTCGCGGTCGTCCGAGAAGTAGTCGTCTGACAACGCGCCGCACTCCATTTCGGCGTGCTCATCAGCAAACTTGCGAAAGAGCTTGATTTCGACGCGCATCGGGTTGGTCAGCAGATCGCGGATGGCCGGGCCGGTCATCAGATCCGCGTTCTCGGACAGCCACCACGCAAACTCGGTGAAGACGCTGACGGTCGTCTGGCCGCCGACGGTCTTGCTGCCATTGGGCTTGACGGTCAGCGCAGACGGGTAGACGGCCTGATCGCCTTTCCAGTCCACGCCGGCCAGCGCCTCAACGATCTGCTTGCTGCGATCGGTTACCCAGGAATCGCGGCTGTCTTGGATGTTGTCGTTGCGCACGGCGCGGGCTTCGGCCCGGCGAAGAAAAAAACTGTTCATGTCCATCTCTATCTCTCCTTGTCACCGCTTGTTGCGGCATGGAGAGATATTGGCACAGTCGCGCCAAGCAGTCAAGCACAATTGTGCCAACGCGCAACAAAAGTTTGCTACAGGCCGGAATGGCCTAGTTTTCGTTCGGGAGGTCTCGAGCTAGGGCTTTCAACCGCTCATACAGCGCGGCTTCTTTCGCTGTTACGGAGCGAATGACGGGCGGGTTTGTTGGATCGAAGTCGCTCGATATCAATTGCCACAATGGATAGCCCGCAACGCTTGCCAGGCGCTCTGCGGTGTCTAGGGTCGGGATTCGCTGGCCTTTCAGCACCGACTCAAGCGTCTTGGTGGGCACCTTCCAAGCCGTTGCTGCGCCGTTCACCGAGCCACCATGCGCGGTGACTAGTTTTTGCAGGTTTGCGGAAAAGTTGTTTGCTGCGCCCATAAGAAAGCTTGCCGTATCTGCTTGGCACAATGGTGCTTGACTGCTTGGCTCAAGTGTGCCAAGATTTGCCAGATGGACACCTTTCAATTTGTCAGAGATGAGCTTGCCGCCCGGAAGGGTGACTGGCTTCACATTGCCCTGAAGTCGGGGGTTTCGTATCGCGCCCTGTGCAACTTGGCGCACGCCCGCAACGACTCGCGGATGTCAACGGTGACGGCGCTGGCCGATTGGCTGCGGGCTAACCGCCGCCGACGCGAGCCTGCAATTTCGCAGGAAA